GTGTACGCACGCGGCGGCGCTATCCCCGACGGCACCCGCCCGAAAGGTGGCCGTATCGCCCGCGCCAAGGGCGGCAAAGCCATGAACGTCAACATCATCATCGCGCCTCCGAAGCCCGCCATGGGAATGCCGCCTCCCGGCATGGCTGGCCCGCCGAAGGGCATCCCGGCTCCGCCTCCCGCTGCGGCCCCGCAGGCTGGCGCACCCGCGCCGATGGCACCCGCTGGCGGCGCTGCCCCGATGATGGGGCGCAAGGATGGTGGCCGAACCTATCCGCTCAAGGACGGGTCTGGCGGTGGCAAGGGTCGGCTGCAGAAGATTAAGGCGTATGGCTGAGTAGCGACGGATGACGTTTGACGCCGCTCTCACCGCCCGCATCAACGAAGAGATCCTCCGCCTAACCGACCACATGCTCGGCGGCAACATGGATCTTCGGGTGTATGACCGCTACATCGGCGGCATCCACGCGCTTAAGCAAATCAACGAATACTTCATCCCTGAAGTCCGCGAAATTCTCAACGAGAGGTAAGAATGTTTGCATCCGCACAAAAGGCGCCCGTGAAGATTGATTACGAGCGCAAGGAAATTCTGGACAAGTTGGGCGATCTGTCCAAAGTGGAAATTGCCAACAACGAACTCCTGCTCGCGATCTACATCCGCTCCAATCGCAGCCCAAGTGGCATCTACTTGACAGATAAAACTGTCAAAGAAGATGAGTATCAGGGCAAGGTGGGCTTGGTCGTCAAGATTGGCCCGGCGTGCAAATTTGTCCGCACGAACGCCGAAGGCATCACCTACGGCCTAGATATTCGCCTCCACGACTGGGTTGTGGTGCGGCCTTCTGACACATGGGCGCTGGATATCAATGCGGACGCCACTGAGCTGGATCGAGGCAAGTTCGTCAAATGCCGGCTGGTGTATGACGACATGATCCGCTTGCGCGTGCCCTCACCGGGAATCGTATGGTAGACCCTGCCGACGACACCACGATTGATCTGCCGCTGGAGACGCCGGAGCCGACCGATACGGTCGTGGAGACCGCGCCTCCCGCCACACCGCCCAAGATTCTTGAACCCGAGGTAGGGCTTGAGAAACTCAAGAAACAGGTTGATGACCAGACGCGGGCCGCCAAAGAGGCCACCGCACGCGCAGTTGCTGCGGAAGCGGACGCCGCCGCCGCGCGAAATGCCGAGATTGCCGCACGTACCGAAGCGCAAACCTCAAACCTTCATGCCGTAAATGCGGCCATTACGTCGCTGAAGCAAGCGTTGGATTCCGGTGAAGCCGCCTATGCCGAAGCGCTGTCGGTCGGAGACCATGGCAGGGCTGCGAAAATCAATCGTGAGATGAACACGAATGCGGCTCGCCTTGAACACTTGGAAAACAACAAAAACGCCCTTGAGGCCGCGCCGAAGCCCACGCCCAGGCCGGCGAGCGCGCCGACCAACGAGGTTGAGCGCATTGCTTCGCAGCTCTCAGCAAAATCGGCATCGTGGGTTCGCGCGCACCCTGAGTATGCAAGCGGCGGTAAATATCAGGAGATGGTCGCGGCTCACAACCTCGCGCTCGCACGCGGCAAGACGGTGGAGTCGGATGAGTATTTCGCAACGATTGAGCGGATTCTTGACATCGGATTGCCACCCGCAATGGCTCCCATTGAGGAGCCAGCCCTTGCCGACACCGCTCCTCAGCAGGCCACCGGCGGTCGTAACAGCGCACCCGCTGCCGCTCCGGTGTCTCGAGGCACGACCAGCAACGGCTCCAAGCCTCGCACCATGACGCTCACCCGCGAAATGCGCGAGATGGCGCACGCCATGGGCATGACTGACCAAGACTATGCGAAATACCGACAGCAACTCATTGACGAAGGCGCAATTCACTAATGGCTAATCCTACCCACGGCTCCAATATCCCGCAGCAATCACCGCTTGCCAACCCGACGCTGGGGTTGAACCGCCCTCTTCCCACCGCCGATGATCCGCGCGCCCGCGCCGAAGCCCGCGCCGCTCAGCTTCAGGAGCACTGGCATGGCACGCCGCCCGATGACACCGACGCGTTCTACATTGATCCCAAAATCATTCCCGATGGCTGGGAATACCAGTGGAAGACGTGGACCGTGTACGGCTTGGAAGACCCTAGCTATCAAGTGCAGCTCGCGCACCGGGGCTGGGATTTCGTGCCGGCGAGCCGTCATCCTGAAATGATGCCGAGTGGCTATCGCGGAAACACGATTGAGCGCAAGGGAATGCGACTGATGGAACAGCCCAAGGTGATTGCCGATGAGGCGCGGGCGCGAGATCTACGCACCGCACGCAATCAAGTCGGGCAGAAGGAAGCGCAGATTTCTGGCGCTGAGGCGGGCACGTTTGAGCGTACGAAGCCGACGATCAACCGCAGCTACGAGCACATTCCCATCCCGAAGTAAATAGTTGTTGACGCCGTTGTGATGTAGGCGTATACCTACACCCAACTTCCCGGCCCGGTGCTCGGGACTCTTGATGAGAGTTTGGTGTGACTTCGCCCAGGCGGCAGCGGTCAGACCTGAGCACCAGTCATGGCCAATACGTTTGTGCCTTTCGGCTTTAGCCAAGCAAGCGGCACCGGTTCCTCGCCTACTTACGAGGAAATGGAACTCGCCAACGGCGGGATCGACTACAACACCGGCGCGATCTACAAGGGCGATCCGGTTGTTCGGGCAGGCGCCGACGGCACCATCACGCAGGCTGCAGGCTCTGCGGGCGGCAGCACGGTCACGATGGCTGGCGTATTCAGCCAGTGCAAGTATCTCTCAACCTCGATCAAACGTACGGTCTGGTCTAACTACTGGCCGGGCTCTGATGTCACGAGCGGCAATCAGTCCACGATCAGCGCCTACATCATCAACGATCCCAACGCGCAGTTTCTGGTGCAGTCCGACTCCACCGGAGTGACTCAGGCTGGCGTCGGATCAAACTTTGACTTCGCGATCGGCACCGGCAGCACGGCTACCGGCTTGTCTGGCGCATACCTGCTGCACACGGCGCAAACCGCATCGGCATATCCGTGGCGACTCAACAGTTTGTATCTATTCCCGCCTGGCGCTAACGGCACATCTACGGGTGCTTACGCATGGTGCTATGTGGCGTTTAACAACGTCGAAACCAAGAACGCCACTGCGGTCAACACCTAAGAGGAATGAGAAATGGCCATTAACTTAGGTGCAATTAAAGACCTCCTTCTGCCGGGCCTGCGTGGCCTTACTGGGAAGTACGAACAGATCCCGAAACAATGGGACAAGGTCTTCACGAAATTTGATTCCAAGATGGCGCTGGAGCGCACGGCCGAGATGCGGTATCTCGGACTCGCACAGCTCAAGACTGAAGGTGGTCAAACCAAGTTTGATAACAACGCTGGTGAGCGTTACATCTTCAACCAAGAACACACGGAATTGGGTCTTGGATACGCTATTACGCGCAAATCCATAGACGATAATCTTTACAAGACTCAGTTCCATCCCAGCAACTTGGGATTGATTGAGTCCTTCGCGCAGACGCTTGAGATCTACGGCGCGAACGTGCTGAACACCGCGACCACGTACAACGCCTCCGTAGGCGGTGACGGTGTCGCGCTGTGCTCCACCGCTCACCCGATTGACGGTGGCACGTATGCGAATACGCCGACCACGCAGGTGGACTTGAACGAAGCGACGTTGCTGAACGGCATGATCAGCATTCGTACGAACTTCAAGGATCAGGCGGGACTGCGCCTGTTCTCTCGAGGCCGAAAGCTGATCGTTCCGCCGCAGTTGGAACCGGTTGGGATTCGTCTAACCAAGACGGAACTTCGCCCTGGCACCGCTGATAACGATGTGAACGCGATCATGTCTACGGCCGGCGGCATCCCTGAAGGCTACATGGTCATGGACTTCTTGACCTCGCAGTACGCGTGGTTCTTGCTGACCAACATCGCGGGATTGGCGTTTATGAATCGCGTGCCGTTTGAGACTGACATGCAAGTTGACTTCGTGACGGACAATTTGCTCGTGAAGAGTTATCAGCGACTCTCGTTCAATTATTTCAATCCGAGGGCCCTGTGGGCCAGTTTCCCCACTTCGTAACGGTAGTTCACTAATGTCCGACATCAACGGCGGCCAAAGCCCGAATCCCAACGGCAGTCCGATTCAGCCCGGCACGCTGTTCACCGGCCCGATCCTAGCCGGCGGCGTCATCCACTCTGACGGATCAGGCAACCTCGCGGCTCTGGGTGGCACGACGGGCACTGCAAACGTCGGCTACGTGCAGATGTGTCAGTCGCAGCCCGTCACGCAGGCGACGAATGGCACAACGGCGGGCGTCTACACTACGTCCATCATCATCCCTGCGCAGAGCCAGATCACCGACATCTACATGATGGTGACGACTGCGTGGACTGGCGGCGCAACGACGTATGGCATCGGCAACACAGTGAGTGCTACGGCGTACACGACCGCTGCGGACGGCGCTGGCGGCACGCTGGGTCAGGTAACTAATATGGGTCCCGGTACGAATACGACCGCGATTGCGAATTGGGACAACGTCGGTACGACTGACGTACAGATTGTCGTCACTTCCGGTAATACTGGATCTGGCGCTGGGACGCTGACCGTGTTTTATATTCAAGGCATCAACAACGCTTCGTAAGGACTGAATTATGAAAGGCAGAATGGCACGAAAGAGCGGCGGTCCCACCGAAGGCGACAATGAGGCCGAAGCGGAGATCAAGGACAAGCCGGAAAACCGCAACGCGCCCAACAAGGTGGCCTCTGAAGCTGAGGAGCTGAAGAAAGGCGGCCGTGCGAAGCGCAAAGCTGGCGGCAAGGTGCCTGGCGAGAAGATGAAAATGCACGCTGGTCGGTCGCCCCGCAAGAGCGG